TCTGCAGGTCTTCGCCGCAGGTCAAAGTCAGTGAAGCTGCATTGATCCAAGGTCCACCGGAACCGTCGTCGAACGGAGTGCCTGTCGCGCCATCTTCGTAGAAGATGTCGTACAGAGTTCCGCTGCGGTCGTAAGTCACGTTGTAGCCGATCAGAGCGTCGACCAACTTTTCTTCGCGGTACAGGTTGTGAGCGTCAGCGATCTTTGGAACCTGCTGCAACGCAAATCCGTTCGGATCTTTGCAGAGTGCTTCGCGAGTGAACGCCAAGCCGAGCCCAACAGTCTTGCCGTTCGGATGTTCCAGATAATCACTGGCAACACCGTACAACGGACTGGCTTCAAGTTCGCACAACTCGTGGGCCTTCATGTCGCTGAAGACACCCCAGTCCTTGAAGGACTCTTCGCACTCACCACGAGTCTCGACAGGAGTGATCGCGGAGAGCTTGTACTCTTCGCGAGGGTTTTCCTGCAACGAGTAGCGGATGGTTCGCTGAACCATCTTGTTGAACGTGCCGCTGGTTACGATGGCTTCCATCGCATCCGCGTCCATGTTCAGGATCTTCTCTTTGAAGTTCGGCCCGAAGTCCTGCTCAACGCAGAAATTCAAGTCGATATCAAAAGGCTTGATCTGCTTGGCTTCAAGAGCCGCATCGAAATCTTCAAGTACCGGATTCCCGTACTTTTTGAATTGTTCGATGAACGTCTTGGTCATTTGGCGATTCGCCATTTTACTGTCCTTGTCTGAACCTCGGAATCACCACACAAATTACGATTTGAATTCAACGAGAGCGTAAGCCTGACTTTCGGCTCCGCTGTCATTCACTGCGATGAACACGATTTCGTCAGCATCGCTGGATTTCTGAATCGTGTCGTTGCTCAACAGATTCGACCCAGAGACCTTGCCGAACGTGAATCCCTGACCGCGAGTCCATGTCGTCGGAGCAGCCGCCCCGTTGACATCAACGATCTTGTATGCACGCTGAAATGTCGATCCCTGACGGTACAGAGCGAACGGGATGCAGTCCGGAGCATCGTTGCAGACACCGTCCGCATCGTCGATCTCCTGCAGGTTCACGCCCTGAAACTTGACTTTCGCGGCCTTCTGGGTCGTCGAAAGGTTCGTGTCCCATGCCTGATCCGTCTGGATCAGTGCGGCCTTGAGAACTCCCGTGGAGCTATCGCTGCCAAGAAAGTCGCCAGGGCACATATCGACCAAAGTGTCCGGCGGAGTCATATGACGGATGTCAGTGACCGCAGGAACCTGACCGTACTGGTGCATTACATTCAAACAGCGTGGCATGTCTCGCCCTTTTCAAACAAACGAACCGAAACGGTCAGTGATTACTTCTTCAGGCCGAGTTCTTCAAGCAAAGAACCCTTCTTGTAGCCAGCCTTGTTCCCTGGCGTCGGACGGTAGGCAGGCTTCTTCGGCTGCTCTTCCTCTTCCTTCACAGGAGTTTCTTCTGTGTCGTCCGGATTGTCGTCGATCAGCATCGGGCTGATCCTGGACAGAACCGAACTGAATTTCTTGCGAGCACCTTCCTGCATTTCGCAGGCGCACTCGACGATTTCTTTCATCAGGTCAGCTTCGATGGTCACACCTTCGAAGACCTTCGTGAACTCGGCAGACACTTCGCCTCGCAACTTCTCAGTCGCTCGTTCCGCTTCCAGTGCGTCCAGACGAGCTTTCAACTCGTCCTTCTCTTTCTTCGCCTGAGCGAGCGCGGCTTCCGTCGCGTCGGTCGCCTGTGATTCTTCGAGAATTGACTTCACGAGTTCTGGATGCTTGTCGCGGAGTGTCTTCAGGTCCATGATCTCTTCTTCCTCTGATTCGAAAATGCCAGCAGTTGTTGCCGGCTTCGTGACAATGTCGACAGACCGGAGAACTTCGATGGACTCAACAATCACGTCCCCGTCGGAACCGACTTTTCCGGACTTGATTGAGGAATTGATCGACATCCCCAACGACTTCGGAGCGTTCACAACATCCCACAAGAACTGTTCTGCAACAGCATGTTTCGGGTTAAAATGCACGTCCCCGAAGTAACCTTCGCCTGGACGGTACTCAACCTTCTGGCCGACAACAGCGAATTTGTCCCGGTAAGAGCGATTGGTTGTGGCTGTCGCTGGATGGTCGATGTAAATCGATGTCCCCGGCAGTAACTTCATCGCTGACTTCTGGACTCCGGGTGTGTCGTAGTTGCGTTTGTTGAGACTTCTCAACCCCAGCAACTTGACTCCCCGGATGATTCCCCGCTCTCGATCAATTCGATCTTCGGCAATGGCTTCGAACGCATCTTCTGTTACGAGGATGTCACTCATTTTGTTCCGCCCTTGCCGCCCTTCGGTTTCTTCTTACTTCCGCAGCCACATCCCATGGCAAACTCCTTTTGTCAAATCGCCAAATTGACAATAAGTCATTTTGTACGAACTTGACAAGTCCCGTGCAACCGAATTTAAGCGTTTCGAGTCGGATCTTTCTTCGAAACACCCTTTTCTTTCATCGGATCGGCTTTATTGCCCGCAACTGGACCGGGAGTGCCCATGTTCTGCGGCGATTGCGGCGATCCCGCCGGCAACGGAAGCTCCGTTACCAGTTCTGACTTCCGCTGAGCATTCTCGGCCACCGATTCCAGCCCTTCCGGAGCCAGAACCGTCTTATTCCCCAGCAGCCCACGATCCCACCAGTCTTTCATCACCTCGTGATCTTCCTGGCGGTTTCTCGTCTGAACTCGTGGCGGCTTGATCTCCAGCACAACCTGCAACACGTCAGCCGTTGTGATGTCGTGCTGTCCTGACTCCGCAGCGTACCACAGAGCCTGCTTCAGAATCCGCAGGTCTTCCTGCACCATAAGAGACTGCTCGAACCGCATCGACTTGTGGAACGGTCCCTCCGAAACCAGCGTTGACGCGAAGTTCCCCTCGCTGACGTTTGCCGTCAGCATAAATTCCGGCAACTTCATCCCCGCAGCGCACGACCGAAGCAGCGATACCAGAGTTTCAATGTGGTTACTGTTACCGGCGCCTGTCTCCGGAAACTCGTACTTGATCTGCGAAGGAATTGTGACAACCGCTGCCGAGGGAAAGTCGTATGTTTCTGATTGCCCGCTGCTCGCGCCGCCATTTTGCTGCGTATTCAGGTAACTTTTGACCGAATCGCTCGACGGATTCCCCATGATTGTCCGGATCGCACCGAACGCCGCCTGAAACGAACTCGTTCGCATCAGATTCGCCAGCAACTTCTTGGCGAAGATCAGTTCTTCCCTGACTGGCCAGTAAAGAGTGAGCCCCCGGGGATCCGCCGACAACACGTTTCTCTTGCGATGCTGAACCAGAATCCGATCCTGAGATTCTTCCATCTGCGGAATCGTGTCGCCCCGGTAATTCGCAAGACTGCCGTCCTTTGTCATTTTCGTGACAAAACGCAGGTCCGGATACCAAACATCCTTCAGGAAGTACGCGACCGGCTGAGCGCGGAGATCATTTGTCTTCCGGACGCCCAGCGAATCAAAGTATTCCTTCGAAGCGTCGTCCGGATCCACGAAACTGCTCTTCGGGTCATCGTCGAGATCCTGTGGCTCGCCAAAATAAACCCGGACCATCCCGTCGTCGTCATAACTCAGCAGGTCGAACACCTCACCGTGCCGATCGCACCGTTGACTGACTTCGGACTGCCGCATTTGCCACTGATTCTCAGCCGTCCACAGCTCAATGAACGCCTCAATCCGCTTCACCGCATCAGAGTTCGGCTGATTCTCGTCCCTCGGCTTTACCGTGATTGCGTGCCCTGTATCAGCGATGTAATAACTGCGATTGTCCTTCGCATTTGTCCCCCAGGGCAACCTGCCAAGCTGATCTCCGAGAACAATTGCCTCCCGGACATCCTGAATCGTCTCGAGCGGCTCGTCGCCACCGAACGGAAGCTGATCGCCGTTCGCGTTCACTCCGCCGCAACTGACTCCAAGCTCTTCGAAGATCCGCGCAGCAGCCTTCGTCGCCTCGATTGCCAGTTTCTCGTTCTCAATCACCCAACTCGTCGGTAAACCGTTCGCATATACCATCTGATGTCTCCTTCAGCACAGAATACGCCGAAAAATCACCAGAAGCAACACGATCCATCAGCGAAGCAGTTTCCACCACCAAAACGTCGATCTCACCGCGCGCCGGTAAACACCGATGTTCGCATTCTGCTGAAACGATTGGTCGACGATCATCGAGATCGTCTGAATCGCAGAACCGACGGGATCTGATTTCTCTCGGCATGAATTGCATCCTCGTTTACTCATGACATATTCCTGATTGGGGTGTGTGAAAAATGCCAGCGGCGTTTATCCGCTGGCATTGGAGTTCTCTGTGTTCTCGACACGTCAAGGCAGGTCAGTTGCCGACATCTGATCTCTTAGCTCCTGCCGCTCAGCTTGCAGTGACGCCATGCGAGCCTCAAGCATCATAATGCTCATCCGAATCATCGGGGCATTCAATCCGTCCGGGTCAAGGCTCATAAGAAACCTCTGCAGATCCAACTCAGCGCTAATCTCATCGATTTCCTCACCGATCTGAATCACCCTGCCAAAGTTAGCCATGTAGATTTCCATAGCTGTCGGGACGGGCGGCACGGGCGTCGGAGGCTCTTCAAACGGAAACCACGTCGGCCACCAAAGCGGCATTGCCGGCAGGGCATACTCCTCAGGAAGCATTGTGCCTGGATCCGGGTAGAACGTGTCTGCCTGAGCCTTTGTTGATCCCATTACCACCAAAACCAAAATCATAAAACGCATGGCATTCCTCTGTTTGTTGAAACTGAACCGAAAAAAATCGACTTCCTCACATTATCATTACTTTTCCTTCCTCAGATTTTCCCAGTATTCCTGCTCATATCGCGGCAACTGAGTACACATCGCCAATGCATCCGGCCCGTCGTCGTGCTTCCCGACGCCCGGGATGCCGTCGAACTGCTTAATCTGCTGCAGAAGAAGCGTCGTGCCAGGATTCTCGAGGAACCGGAACTCTCGCTGCGTCAGTCGCTTGTCCAGTCCTCGACGAATTCTCATTTCCTTCTTCAACATGTCCTCGACCGGAATAATGATTCCTCCAGACATGAGGTATTTCGACAGCGCATAGTCCAAGTGATTCGCCGCGTAGTTCATGATCAAGTCGCGGAAAATACTCTGGAACTGCGTAGATTCAATCCCAATCAGGTCGCCTGATCTGATCCGGTGATGATCCTGATCGCAGAACAGGAATAAGTCCTCGATGATCTCCGACGGCGATCGTCGTTTTAAGTCCGCATCGACATACGCCAGTTCTGACGTTTGTGCCATGCAGACAATCGCGGAGTAATCCCCCTTCTTGACGGAGCGCCCCTTCGACGGGTCTACGCAGAACATTCGGACAATGTCGTTGGCGTGTTTCGGGACTGGGAACTTCTCGAGCGGAATGTAGAGATTTGTGAAGAGCTCTCTGTCCCACTCGGCACCAGTCTTTGAGGAGGCGAGCCAGCAGCCGTTCAAGAAACGATCCCTGTCGTCATCCGACATTTGCTCGAGTCGTTGACGGTAGGCAGGGTCTGACTGCATCAGGTGCGTGTTGTCTCGCAGCGTCGCGCCGATGAACGTCGCTGATGTCGTAACACACTCGTTCTCGCCCGTCTCTTCGTTGATCTCATACTGAGGTTCGTCGTACCAGTGAAAATCCGGTTCGACGTACCTGAAGTGCCGAATGACTCCTGATCGCTCGGGGATCGGCAACCCTGTCTCTGGATTCAGCCACCAATACAGGAATCTGTACAACCAAGAATCATTATCCGGGTTCATGCTGAGCTTCATTCTCGGCTTGATCCCGGACTTGCTTCTCGCGCGACCCCAGAGGTATTGCACGAACTTTAGCGGCCACTGCGTGGCTTCATCAATTGCTAACGCATCAAGCTGGGCTCCCTGATAGTCCTCGAGGTTCTTTTCGAACTGACAGGATCCCAAGGCAATCTTAGCGCCACACGGGAATTCAAACTCGTTGCGAGTGTGATTGTAGATCGCACCGTATGGGCGATACATCTCACGGCAATGATCCAGCAGGGCTCCTGACTTGGTCAACTGAGGGTAAGTTCTTCGCATGATCAACCCGCGAAACATCGGGTTCGCATGCGGACCTTGACAGTGCCTTAACATGTCAAGCGTCACGATATGTGACTTTCCCGATCCTGCCGACCCACCGTAGCACGTCCATTCTGCCTCTGTTACCAAAACTCTGTATTGTGGATCTGAGAGCTTCATTTCTGTTTTTGCCTGCCGTGGTTTGGATGGAATCCGTGAGATGATTCAGCAGACTTTCTTGCTTCGATGGCCTGATCCATTGTGTCGAATAATCCCAAGTGAATATTCCTGTAGTTCACTTTTATCTCAGCCCTCCATTTTCCGTATCTCTCATAATATCTGACGCCAATGTGACCTGAAGTGTTTGCCCTGCTCATGCCGGAATTTCTTGCATTCTCCACGACTGTCGCATCCCTCAGATTGCATATCCGATTATCGGACTTGTCTCCGTTTATGTGGTCGATGTTTTTCTTCGGCCAATCACCGTAATAAATTAGCCACGCGATTCGATGAAGTTCATAAGACTTCTTCAGCAGGTTCATCTTTCGGTAGCCTCGATAACTCAATGAGCCTTTTGTCCATCCAATCTTTAGGCTGCATCCCTTCGACGCAACAAGTCTCCTGAATAATCCTGTCTCATGGTCATACTCTACGATCAAAAGGATTCTCTGCCTTAGTTCGGAAGTTTCCATCACCAAATCTCCACAAAAAAACCGCCGACAAACTGGTGCAAGCAGCTCATCGACGGTTTTAGTCCAGGGTTTAACCCGGATGTTTCGTTGTCACCTTGCACGCGACCATGTCCGCACGATAACAAAACTGAATGAGAATTCAAGAGGAAACAAGCAGCCAGCGACTCGGGGGAATCGCTGACTGCTTTCGGGGAGAGACTTACTGGTCGCGTTCGGTTACGTC